AAAAGTGGTGTCGTGATAAAGCCATTTATTTGGCATTGATGGAATCTATTGCGATCGTTGATGGTAAGGATTCCAAGAAGTCTAAAGATGCAATTCCATCTATTCTTTCCGATGCACTTGCAGTTAGTTTTGATACAAACGTAGGTCACGATTATCTTCATGATTATGAAGAACGATATGAATTCTACCACCAGAAAGAAGACAAAATTCCTTTCGATTTGGAATTCTTCAACCGTATTACAAAGGGTGGTCTTCCTAACAAAACTCTCAACATTGCTCTTGCAGGCACTGGTGTTGGTAAGTCTCTATTCATGTGTCACTTTGCTGCTTCTACTCTCCTACAAGGTCGCAATGTTCTCTATATTACTATGGAGATGGCTGAAGAGAGAATTGCGGAAAGGATTGATGCGAATCTTTTGAATGTGAATATCCAAGAGATTACTAATCTTCCTCGTCAGATGTTCGAGAATAAAGTTAGTAATATTGCTAAGAAAACTCAGGGTACTTTGATTATTAAAGAGTATCCTACTGCATCTGCTCACAGTGGTCACTTTAAATCATTGTTGAATGAACTTGCTCTTAAGAAGTCATTCAAACCTGATATTATTTTTATTGACTATCTTAATATTTGTGCCTCTTCTAGGTATAAGGGAAATCTTTCAGTCAATTCTTATTCTTATATTAAAGCTATTGCCGAAGAACTTCGTGGTCTTGCAGTGGAGTTCAATCTACCTATTGTGAGTGCAACACAAACTACCAGAAGTGGTTATGGATCTTCTGATGTTGAACTAACTGATACTTCCGAATCTTTCGGTCTTCCTGCTACTGCAGACCTTATGTTTGCTCTTATTGGTACTGAAGAACTTGAAGAGTTGGGTCAGATTATGGTGAAACAATTGAAGAATCGTTATAATGATCCTACCATCAATAAAAGGTTCGTTGTTGGTATTGATCGTGCAAAGATGCGACTCTATGATTGTGAACAGAGTGCTCAAGCTGACATACTTGACTCTGGACAAGAAGAGGAGTATACTTATGAGGAAAAGAAAACTGGACCTAAAAAATCATTCGAGGGATTTAAATTCTAATGAGTAAAGTTGATTTTAACAAATATACACAATTTGTTGATGCAGTAACCTCCGACGCATCTACTGATTTCCTTGCCCTTTCCAATCGTCTTGTAGAACTTGATGAAAAAGGTGCCAATATTGAACGACTGCTTACTGCTGGTGTTGGTATCAATGCTGAAGGTGGTGAGTTTTTGGAAATTATTAAGAAAATGATTTTCCAAGGTAAACCCTGGAATGTAGATAATAAAGAACATTTGATTATTGAACTTGGTGACATTATGTGGTATGTTGCACAAGCTTGCATGGCACTTGAAGTTACTATTGATGAAGTTGTTGCTCGTAACGTAACTAAACTTGAGAAACGTTATCCAGGGGGATCTTTTGATGTTTATTATTCTGAAAATCGTTCGGAGGATGATCTGTGAGTACTAAAGTAGTTCTTGAAATGAGTCTTGAGGAAGCGGGGATAGTCTTGATGTCTCTTGTCGATGCTCAGAAAGGTTATACTAATGGCCATGCAATTCCAGAAAGGATCTTTAATCTTCGTGAAGTAATTACTAACTTAGATTCGGCGATGGAATCTGCAGTGAGTAAAAAATAATTATTACCCTTCCATAAATATTTGGAAGGGTTTTTTAGTACCTATGGCAAAATTAAATGAAGGAGATGTGATGGAGGGCGTATTTGCCATCTGTCTTGCCGAATTGTTTGCAAATGGTACGATTAATAAATCGAATGTTAATAGGTGGAGAAGACAAATAGATCCTGGTATTTTTAAGAATGGTAGATCTGAAATAGTAGTAAGAGAATTTAAAGATGGTCGTCCTCAGGATCAAATTAAAGTTACATTGATTATTAGATTAAAATATGAATCAACGAATATGGCATTTGGACCCAACTATGCACCACTCTATGAAAAAAGTTCAGATGTAGGAAATATTGATAGAAAAATAGATAATTTAATTACTTTTACCAAAACACATTATCAAGATCTGATAAAAAGAACTAAGGATAGTTATCTTAAAAATAATAAATCTGATACTGTTGATATTGTTATTAATGCTGACGGTATTGCTGGAGAATCTTCTGGTGGAGATATAAAGGGAGATTTGGAAGTTTCCGTAACTATGAATGGTAAGAAACAACTTGATAGAACATTGAGTTTTTCTTTAAAGTCTGGAAGTAAAACTTTGGCTAATCTTAGTCCTTTTAATGGGATGATGGACATTGTAAAAAGATTCGGAGTCTCACTTCCAAATGAAACAAAATATAGAAAAATATTAGGAGAACAACTTGCACAAGCAAGAACCCCTTTAGAAAAGAAATTAAAAGTAGACACTATTAAAGAATTGTATAAAGAGACATTAGAATCTCTTGAAGATGCTTCTAGGAATTCTACTTTTAAGGATCAGGCTTTTGAACTATTTAAATCTATGACTTTTGGTTCGGATTTAGCTAATGTTGTTGATATTGACAAAACAAAAATAAAAGAAATTACTGTTGATTATATAAATGAACTTCAACAAAAAACATCCTCAATAGATGTACAAAAAAGTGGAGATAATTTAAAATTTATTATTAAGCCATTAAACAAGGAATTGTTTCAATTACCTTTATGGTTAAGGAATCCTAACTCAATTAATAATGAAGAATTTCACGCAGTTCCTCACTGAAGCTAGAGAAACTTCTGCATCTACAGAAGCCAAGAGACTTGGTTTGACCGGAGATGGTCATGGCGGATGGTATGACAAAAATGGTGAGTTTGTTGCAAAAACTGTGGCTGGTAAATTAAAGTTCTTTGGTAGTGATAATATTCCAGGACAAAAAGATTCCCCATCTCAACCAAGTACTAAATCAATCTCATCTAAACAGACTGCAACTCAGTCTGTTGTTCAAGAACCCTCCCCACAACAGACACAAAATTCTCAACAAGTTTCACCAGAACAACAATCTGCACCAGCGACAGAAGAACAACCTGCAGAAGTACCAGTTCCAGAAACTCCAGGAGTTGTTGTGGTGTTTGGTAGATTTAATCCACCAACAATTGGTCATCAAAAACTTTTAGATCGTGCTGCAAAGGAAGCTGATAAGAGAGGATATGAATTGAGAGTTTATCCTTCTCGTTCTCATGATGCTAAGAAAAATCCTTTGACTCCACAAATGAAGATTTCATATATGCGTCAGATGTTCCCAGATTATGCAGATAGTATTATTGACGACAAGGGAGCAAAAACAATCTTTAATGTATTGACGGGTGCAAATCAAGAAGGTCATAATAATATGATCATCATGGTGGGCCAAGACCGACTCGGAGAGTTTCAAGGTTTGAGTCATAAGTATAATGGGGAACTTTATAATTATGATCAACTTGAAGTAGTTTCTGCAGGAGAAAGAGATCCAGACTCTGATGATGTAACAGGAATGTCTGCTTCAAAACTTCGTCTTGCTGCAGCAGAAGGTGACTTTAAAAAGTTTGCGAAAGGTGTTCCTGATACTCTGGGTAACACTGAAAAGATGGAACTTTTTAATGTTCTTCGTAGATCTATGGGAATTAATGAACAGACGGAAATTTGGGAAGTTGCACCTAAATTTGATGAAGAGGGTCTTAGAGATGCATACCTAGTTGATCATATCTATGAGGTTGGAGCTATCGTTGAAAATATGAATACAGGCCTTAGAGGTGAAGTAATTCGTAGAGGAACTAACTATGTCATTTGTGTAACTGAAGACGGAGTTATGTTCAAGTCTTGGTTAAAAGATCTCACTGAACACCCCCATGAAATCGGTACAGATGAATATAGGGAGTATCTCCAATCATTAACTCCAGGACAAGAAGTTAAAAGTTATACTGGTGTTAAGATTGCATCTATTTACGATAAGTTTCGTAGAGGCAAAAAGAATAAATAAAACTAGCAGTATTTTTTACAGATAAATGTCTAGTTGGGAAAAATTTTCACGTATTGTTGCAGAAGCTAAAACAGCTAAAAAACTGGATCCAGTTGGTCATGAAGATGACGATGTGGATAATGATGGTGATTCCGATAGTTCTGATAGTTATCTTAAGAAGAGGAGAGCTACTGTTGGAGCTGCCATTGCTGCAGACAAGAAGAAGAAAGTAGAAGAAGCGAAACAACTGGATGCTGTTGGTCAAGAAGATAAGGATATTGATAATGATGGAGATCATGATAAGACTGACAAATATCTTTTAAATCGCAGAAAGGTAAGAAGTAAGATTATTCAAGCGAAAGAAGAAGTAGAACAGATTGATGAGATTGCACCACTAATTGCTGGCGGACTTGCTCTTGGTGGAGCTCTTGCTGCTGGTGCTGCAATTAAGAGAGCTAAAGATGCTGCGAAATCTGGAGTAGATGCTGCAAATAAAGGAAAACAGATTAAAAATCCTGGAACAGGTATTGCTGGTGCTGCATATGGAATGCAAAAACGTAACAATGCACTTAACGATGCAATGAAACAACTTCGTCAATCTTATGAACCC